ATCACCTCAACCTCATATGAGATGGGCCTGCCGAGCGGGGCGTCATAATCCACGACGTAGGCGGAGTCAACGAGCGTCACCCGGCGGGCCCCGCGGACAGGGTTTCTCTCCCCATCCGCGGAACGCCACACCGACACCACCGAATCACCAACACCCAGCCCTGTGATCGTCACACCAACCCGAGGGCACGGCGCATCAACCAAAGCCTCAACCGATACAGCAACCATCAGCGCCTCCCAGGACGTACATAAGTGGACTGACGGTCAGCCGCGGAAACGCGGCTGTCTGCTACCCCGCCAACCTGCGCGAGAAGGTACTCGCCAGTGAACGGGTTCTGCACGTAGATCGGGCGTCTAGCGGACCCGGAGTTGGACAGTGACGAGCTAATTCCGACCTTGCCGGTCAAGCTGGCTGAAGTCATGATCCCTGCGGCGGCATCCGCAACCACGCCATTCTGAGAAGCGATACCCGCCGCGAAATCCTTAGCGAGTGCTTTACCTGAGAATGACGTGTAGCCGGAGCCTGAGAAAGGGCCGCGCTTAGCCGGGGAATGCGGGAAGAACTGCTTAGCGAAGTCCATGACCCCGCCAACAGCGTCCCCAATCGCCCCCACCATGCCCTTGATGCCGTCGATGAAGCCCTGGATGAGGGCTTGGCCGGCGCCGATCAGCAGCCCACCGAGGTTCCCGAGGGTGCCAAGGATTCGGCCCGGCAACCCGGAGAAGAAGCCAACAAGGTTCCCAATGAACCCGGACACCCCTCCGATGACGTTGCTCCACGTATCGGAGAAGAACCGGCCGATGTTGCCGAGGATCGAGCCGATGAAACCGGCAACCAGCCCAATGCCTGCGCTGATGACTGACCAGACAATGGCGATTGCCCCGCCGACCACCGCAACAATGGTGTTCCAAATCCCGGAGAAAATGTTTTGGATCCCTGTCCACACTTGCGACCAGTTGCCCGTGATGATGCCGGTAACAACCTGAATGATGCCCTGCACAATTTGCATAGCCGCGGTGATCACGCTCGCAATGACACCGAACACAGTCACCACAACAGGCATGAGCGCCTGAATGATCGGGATCAGCAAACCGGCGATCATCTCAATCAGCGGGCCAATAGCACTCAGGACGTTGCCGAAAATATCAACAAGTGGCGGCAGGATCGACGCAACCAAATGGGTAATGATTGGCATGAGCTGACTGATCAGAGTTGTCGCCAACCGCACTATCGTCGTAATGATCGGGACAACGATAGGGACGAGGCGCGACAAGGTCGTGCCAAGCATCGTTATCATCGTGACCACAGTCGGGAGGACAGCCGCGATAACTCCGCCAAGAGCGTCAGACACAACCCCTGAAAGCTCAACGAACATGGGCGTCAGTGCCGTCAGGATCGACAGCAGCGACCCGCCAAGAACGGACGCGAGCTGCCCGAACATTGCCAAAAGCTGAGGCAGAAGCGGCTGGATGGCGTGAAAAATGATTTGAAGCGGCGAGAACGCAGAAGCCAGCGGGATAACCTGCGCCACGAGCGGGCCAACTGCGGCTACCACCTTGTCAAAGACATCCCGGATCGTCGCGCCAATAGCAACCATCCCGCCGAGGGGCGCGCCGAAGGACGAGGCGAAACCCGGAGGCATGGTCAGCCCTGCCCAGAGATCTTGGAATCCGCCCTTGACGTCTAGGAGGAACCCGTGGACCTTGACGCCCGCGTCAGCGAACTTGTTGAAGCCCATGTTCTCTGGCCCCAAGATGGACGGCATTTTGAACCCAGTGACAAAGTCCTGGATTCCCCGGAAAACGGCCCAAAACTTGTCCTGGAGGAACAGGAGTCCACCGATGATCGGGGAATCTTCCTCCACTCCCAAGGATTTGAGGAGAGTTGGTGTGATGTCCCCATCCATGATGAGAGACTTCATGCCCGTGAAGACCCCGCCGATGGTCGCGCCAATCGAAGCCATCTTGGTGGCAACCTTCTGCGCAGCTTCCGCCGCAACAGGGCCGACCTTCTGCATGATCTTTATGGCACCCTCAAGCGCCGGACCCATGACAGGCAGGAAGCCCTGCACGATCCCCTGAGACAAATCCTCGAACGCGCGGTGCACACGCTGCAACTGGCCCGGGAACGACGCACCCGCAGCCTTAGCCGCCCCGCCGAACTCGGTATTGAGTTCCTTTAGGATAACCTTCTGAGCGCCGGCAACATCCCCGGTCTTGACCATCGACTCAATGGTCTTTTTCTGCTCATCCGTGAACGTCACACCAACACGGGTCAGCGCGGAAATGCCCTTCACCGGGTCATTCAACGCCTTGCCCAACACCACGGCCTGCGAGGACGCATCCCCGCCGAACTTCGCCGCCATATCAGCGGAAGCCTTCGTTGCCAGGTCAAATATCTTGTCAGGGCCGGTGTTCTTGATGTTCGTGAACGTCTGCAACAGTTGCTCAGACTTCACAATCGAATCGTCAGTCTGACCCGAGTAGTTCTGAATCTCTGACGCAAGACTGTTCAGCCCGTCAACGGACAGGTGCGCCGCGTTACCAGTGGAGGCGATACCCGCCGCCAACTGCGCCGTACCAGCCGCCGCGTCCTTAGCCTCATCAAAACCAGACTTGATCACCGCGCCGAAACCAACAGCAGCCGCCAACGGGGCAGCCCACTTAGCCGCCGCACCAATGATGGAAGTACCCAAATGCTGGCCCGCCGAAGCACCAGAAGACTTCGCCGCAGGGTTCAGATCATCACTGATCTTCTGAGACGCGCCCTTCAGCGATGGGACCAACGAAATATACGCGGTCGCGAGTTCAACAGCGCCAGCCATCAGGGCTCCTCTATGTAGTTACCAGCCCAAACGGGCATTCATGTCCTCGATGGATACGGCCCTACCTCGCGCCAACGTCTCGCCAGCGTCTACCTGCTTATTGGCGCCCGGACGTTCTAGGCGCTCCGGTTTCTTCGCGTTCTCGTCCCCACCACGCTGCCAATTCGCAACCGCCAACACGTCAAAGATCCCGGCGAGGAGGTGGCTCTGAAGATCCCACGCATGGTCAGCGCCATTCATGGAACGGTAGATCGCAGAATCGCGCGAAGACTGCCTAACAATCACGAACAGGTCACGCCACGTCAGGGACTCAGACCCCAGCCAGGAAAGCCGCAGGCCGAGCCGGATAAGCTCATACTCAACAGCCTCCCCATGCTCCGTTAGGAGACGGCTGAGGCCGAGGATTCCCCCACGCCCACGCCCTCAGAGGCGTCCTTCCACGCGCCAAGCAACGCCTCCAACTGGGAGCCGTCCTCAAGCTGCGGGAACACCTCCGGAAGGTACTCGGAGAAGAGAAGGTTGGCGACCTGAATTTCGGTCAGATCGCCGAAGCTCAGTGCCAGTGACGGCTTCACGAACTGAAGCTTTGGGACGCTGTAAACCTTCTTCGCACCCGGGAGTGTGAACTCAAACCGGTTCTGCTTCACGGACGCTTTAGACGGGGGAACCTGAAAAACCATTTGCGGACTCCTTAGAGAATGCGGACTCGTTGAAACAAGGTGGATGGTTGGCCGGGGCAAGGGTCCGCATGACAACCCCGGCCAACCAGAATGAGGGGACTAGGCCGTCTTCTGACCGTCATCCGAGTAGGTGTAGAAGTAGGCGCCGGTCGTGTCCGGGAACGCCTGGATTGTCGCGTCAGCAGCGGCGATCTGGTCGTCCTTGAACGTGGTGTCGCCAACGTCCATGACCTTCGCGTTGGGGAAGACCACCCGGACCTTAGCGGCGTCAGAGAACACCTCGATGACCCAAACCTTGCGAGGGGTGGGAGCCGACGTGCCAACAACCTTCAACAGGTTGCCCTTCGTGGGAGACGCAGCAGTCGCCGTTACGTTGGCGTCACCGTAGATGAGGCCCTGAACGACCTTGTTGAGGAACTCGGCCATCGAGAGCTTGACTGTGACGTCCATGCCCTTCTTGGTCGCGGCGATCGTGTCGCCACCCCACGCGGCGATGGTGCCCGTGTTGCGCTTCTCCGACTTGGTTACGCCGTTATCCGTGACGTAGCCGACAGCGGTGAACGCGGCGTCCAGTGCGGTAGTTGCGTCGATGGGCAGGGCGGTCCCGAGCGGGGCGACGAGGATGCCACCCGTGACAAGGGGCTTGCCAACCACGACATTGTTAATTGAGTTAGCCATGAGGCGAACCCCTTTCAAGGTGTTTTGCGGACACTTGGGTTAGTGGTTACGCGCTGATTACCGTGCCGCGTGCACGGACCTGAAAGCTCTGTGTGTAGCGGATCTGCGCTGACAGAGGATCAGGAAGGTTGGCGGGGCCGCTGAACTCGCGGACCCCGTAAATCGTTTCGTCCGCGGCGTTCAGCACCGCCCGGCACTGGGACAGCAGGAGGGCTGCCCGGTCCTCGGTTTGAGCCCACGCCTCAACGGTGATCTGCGCCGCCTCTGACACAAGCGTTTCCTTCGGCCCACCAGTACGGAGAACACGTATGAACTCGGGCGGGCGAGGGTTCGGGATCCTGACGCCGATCTGGATAGAACCCAGCGGAGGCTTACGCAGGAACGTGCAAACCAGGGCTTCGACATCCCGGAACAGGACCGCCTCAGCCACGGCCAGCATCCAACGCCCGCGTCAGGGAACGCTTCGTCGCCTCGGATTTCCGCGCCGCATGGTCTGCCGTGCCAATGGACACGCGCGCACGGGTCGGGGTGTGGCCCTCAGTGACATCGAAGGCCCCATCGCCGGCAGCCCTCGCAATCGCGTGACCGCGCCGCACAAGATCCGCCATGATCGCGGGCGAGTTCAGGAGCGCCCGGGCGGCGGCGTCGTGAATCTCAAGCTTCTCTAGACTCATCGCCGCCCCTGACAGGTTCCAATGCGGCCACGGTGTACGCGTAGGCACCCAAAGCGTCGGACCACACAGCAACCTCAGTCACAACATGGTCGGCGCCGGCGTGGTCTACTTTGTCGCCAACCGCCAAACGGTCAACGGACTCAACGCGAACAGTCATCAGCCACTCCAATCCTTGAGAACAATCTCGGTGTAGTCCTGCCGGCCCGAGTAGGAATCCCACTCGGCGGGGTGCCCGTACACCTCATAGGTCCGACCGTTGAACAGGACCCGGTCGAACTCGGTCACGTCCACACGCCCCGGGGCGAACACGGTCCACGCAACAAGGGTGTTGTCACGCCCGATCAGGTATTCCTGGGTGGTGCCCGGCTGCACATCGCAACCCCGGATCACGGTTTCCGTGAGCGAGCCGGACCAGTTAGGGACAGTGTCGCCGTAAGTGTTCATGACGCGCGGGGCGCGCTGAACCGTGATCGTCTTCCGACCCAGCGGCCTACCCATCAGGCAACCCGCGGCGTGCGGAACGAAGCCAGGACCATCGACTCAAAGCCGCTGAACCCGGCAGACTCAAGCGAATACTTCACCTGACGCTGCCCTGTGCGTTCCATGTCAATCCCCGCCGGAGTCGAATAAAACCGTGCCGCGATACTGCACGCAACACCCTTCAACTCATCCGGGACCGAAGCGTAACCATGCGTGTACGTCACCCGCCACGACTCCGGCGCGCTAGGCCACTGCTCGCCCGTGAACGGCTTCGCACACACAACCCCAAGCCTCCGGGACACTGTATAGTTTGAGGCCGGCACAGTCGCCCACGTGACACCGTCCGTACTGGTTTCCACCAACGACACGGACTGCACAGGAAGCTGACGCAGGAACGCATACCCGCCGCCAACAGGGTCCACATACTCGACGTCATCCCAGACCTGCGTAACGTCCTGATCGAGATAGCGGCGAATCATGCCAGACGCGACGGATAGAAGAAACGCAGCAGAAGGGTCCGCCGGATCAAGCGCTAACTGCGAAAAATCGTTCAAATCCTGAACGCTGGCAAGATCCACCACGGCTACTTAGCCTTCGTCTCAGCCTCGGCCTTAGCGACCTCAACGGTTTCCTTCGGCGCGGTAACAACCTTCGCCGTGACGCCCGGCTTCGGGATCTTCTTGCCGGTCAGTTCTTCGTAATCCTCAACGTAATGCGTAGGCATAACGCCTCCTCAAAGATGGTGGTGTGCAAGGGTGGGGCCAACAAGCGCCGGCCCCACCCAAGGGAACTACTAGGCAGTCAGAGCGACCTTGCCGAAGCCGGCGGGACGGTAAACAGCCAGAGCCAGCCGCTCCTCAGCACGCAGGGTGATGAGGTTGTTCACGAAGTCATCCACGTTGGAGTTCGTCATTTCGAGCGTGATGCCCTGACGGCGGAACACCTGAGCGCACTCCTGGAAACCACCGACGAACACGGTGCCCTGCGGGATAGCGGTCGTGATGACAGCCTTCAGGCCCCAGATAGACGCAACGTTGGTGTAACCGCCGTTGCCGTAAGCACCAGTGAAAGGACCGCCGGCGTAGTACTGGCCCTGGGAGTCCTTGCCGAGACGGATGGTCTGCCAGTCGTTCGGGTGAATCACGACAGCGTCAGGCTCAACGAAGGACACGGCGCGGAGCGCGGTGATCTGGTTGAAGATACCTTCCATCGCCTTCACAGCGGTCAGGCCCGCGGTAGTCGTCACGGTCGTGGCGAGACCCGCACGGTTCAGGAGACCCTGAATGTTTGGGGAGGTGCCGTTACCGTTCAGGAGCTGGGCTTCCTCAGCGCGCTTCACACCGAAGACCATGCGGTTCGACAGGTACGCCTGGAACTGCTCGGCGTCCTGGAACATTTCGTCAGTGACCTTGGCAACGTTAGCGATCTTGCTAACGTTGTCCTGCCGGCGGGCGAGAGTCAGGTCAAGCTGCGGCTTCGTGCCCTTCTCCGCAACAGTGGCGGTGAGGTCCTGGAACGCGGCCTCAATGACGTAGGAGATCGAGGAAGAAGTCGTGGAACCCTGAGCAACCAGATCAGCGATGGTGAGCTGCTGGAAGTTCAGGCCAACGATGCCGGGGAGGAGCTGCGGGGCGACAAGCTGACCGCCCATTCCCGATCCGCCGTTGAACGCCGGGATGGTGCCCTCGTCAATGGTCGCAGCGGCCTTGACCTCAACCGCGACACCCTTCGACTGGCCGTTCAGCATCGACTTGTAGCCGTCAGACTCGACAATGGACCGACCGAAGGAGCGGTTGTCAGGAGCCTCGGCACCCTTGACCTCGGGGGCAGCCTCGCCGCCACCGATCAGGCGGGAAGCCTGCTCGTGAAGGGCGATGGTGTCCGAGTGGGACTTCAGATCAGCCTGGTACGCATCCAGGCGGGTCTTCTTCTCAGCGTTGGTCAGGGTGGAGTCCTTCAGGACTTCCTGAGCCTTGGTGCCAAGCTCCGCCATTGCGCGCTTAGCTTCGATAACTGCCGACATGGCAATTCCTTTCAAGATTTTGGGCACAAAAAAACCGCCAACACGGGCGGTTCAAATTGAGTCCGGGAAGTTTGGGTTAGATGAATTGCGCGGCTTGAATCTGTAGAGCAAGCTCTTCAAGGCTCTTCGCCGTTACTGCATCTGAATCAGCATCAGCAACGGGGGCAACCACGACGCCGGAAGCGGGGGCAGATTTCTCAGCGCCGGCAACGGGGGCCACAGGTGCGCCGGGAGCGGCAGCATCTTCATCAGGGTCCTCAACACCAAGAGCGTCAAGGGTTTCATCCGCAGCCACCGAAGCGGCCTGGATAAGAGCAACAGCCTGCTGAACTTCCGCAGGCAAACTTGTAAGGTCCACACCTTCGAGGAGCGCGAGGGCTTGATCAATGGCGGCGTCATTAGCCTGCGCAGACTCGCCCGGATCCGCTGCGTCCTCGCCGTCCTTCTTCACGAAGGACTTAGCCCCGGCACAGTCAGCACCGAGCGCGGCGGCGTGGTCGTGGATGCCCTGAACCTTCTCAGCATCCGCGGCACTGTTACGCGCGCCAGCCTTCAAACCCTTCGAGGACAAGACGAGCGCTTCACGGTTCGACGGGATCGCCACGAACGCGCCATTCAGAAGCTCACGGACACTGACAGTCGCGCCGTCCTTCTGAGACTTCTCAGACATGAACGCCACCGACGTCGTCCGGATATGCCCCTCATTCACGAGGGTCCGAACCTCCTGCGCCCGCGGGAGGCTCGAATAGGTGCCGGACACGATCAGGTTCCCCGTCTCCTCATCAATCCGAGGAACACCAGAACCGACAGTCTTCTCAACCGTCATCCCATGATCCGAATCGAACGTGATGTGCTCAGGAAGGGGAAGCTTCCACCCATCCTTCAGGAGCGTGTCACCATCCCGATCCTTCGTCTGCGCCGACAAAATCACCTCAAACGAGCCAGGGAAGGCGTCGTCCGTGTTGGTGATCGTGGCATCCTTCTTAATGATCGCCATGATTAGCCTTCCTTGCTGAATTCGAGGTCGCATGTGCAACCAGCTACTTCGTCCGCGCCACCGACAGGATCGCCAGGGCCATTCATGCCGTTGCTAAAGGCTTCGTTGAGGCCCACAGTTTCGCCGTCCATCGCCTCATGCGACGGGCGCGGATTCGGGCCAGCCGTGACCCACGTCTTAGACCGTGCGTCGTTCTGCCTTGCCGCTACCTGAGACGCCAAGCCACCAACCGAAGCAACCCGCGAGGTCGCGATCTGCAACACACGCCCGGCAAGGTACGACACAAACAACGCCTTCAACGCATCCGAACCGTCAGCGCCCTCAATCTGCGCCGCCGTCGTCTGATTGATGAGCGCCGCCGAATCCTCAGCGTCCGAATCAATCCACTCGGCAATGTCCTCCGGGTTGTACTTACCCTTGAGCTGCGCGGCTGTACTCGTGCCAATAGCGCGCGACGTCGCATCGCCGAGCGTCTTCAACAGGTCAGCTAGGTCGCCGTCCCACTCGGACGGGTCGAACACGCCAGCATCCTTCGCCCCAGCCTTAGCCAACACGGCGTCCTGCTGGGCGGTGAAGAACTTCGTGAGCGCGTCCGTATGCTCCGTGACGAGCTGATCCCGTACAGCGGACTTGTTAGCTTTGACCCTTGCCAGCCGGCCCATTATTGAGCGGACTGTTAGTGCTTTTGGGTTGGGGTTCGACGCCGCCTCAAACGCGGGCGCCGCTTCGGGCGCCACGGGCTCAGCCGCGTTCGCCCCCAACGGCACCAGAGCCGCGTTCGCGTAAATCTTGTTCATCTCAGGATCATCCGAAAGGGATTCGCCAATGATCGCGCGCCCCTCATTACCCGTGACCAGACCGGCCTGACGGGCAGCAAGAGCCTTATCAACACGGGTTTCGTAATCACCGCGCAGGACTTCGGACATGTCGAACTCAACCTCACGCACGCCGGGAGCGTAGAACTCCGAACGCAGCGACCGGTCGATCGTTGATTCAATGTCTTCCAGCCGCGGGCTCATCGTGTCCCGGTACATCGAACGCATCTGCTCCGTGATATTCGAGAACGTCGCGTGATCCAGGATGTGCACAACAGGAGGCGGCACGTCGAAGACCATGCAGACTTCCTGCATGTTCAGCTTCCGCGACTCGATGTACTGCATTTCCTCGGCGTTGAGCTGAATGATCTGAAGGTCAAGGCCTTCTTCAAGGACGTTCGTGCCGCCCATGTTGTCCGCACCCGCATGACGCGCATCGAAGGACGCCCGCAAACGGTCCTGCGCAGCCTGGGACAGTTCGCCCGGGTGCTTCAACACCACAGATGGGCGAGCCCCACGCTTCCACCACGACTGAGTAGCACGCCGCGAAGCGTCCTCATTCAGCAGGGTAGAGCGGAGTGGCTCGAGCCGGGACATGCCGCGCATCAGGTTCTCAGGGTTATAACGCAGGAATGCCACAACATCATCAGCCGGCGCCGTCAGGATCCCAGCCGACGCAACACCAAGGGTGAAGGAATACCAGATCTTGCCGTCATCGTCACGCTTGACCATCGTCCGCGAAGGGTGCATCGGCAACAAGCCAACAACCTTGCCGTCAGTGTCGCGCTGCTTGTACCAAAACGCCTCGCCGTAAATCTCATACGTCGCAACCGTCCAACGGTAAAACGAGAAGGGCGACATCTCAGGGCACGGATCCGCAATCAGATTCGCAAAAGCAGAATCCGTATCCACCACACGGCCAGTCTTCGGGGTGTTGTCCCACACCTTCACCGTCAACCGGGCCGCACTAGCAGCGATCTTATCCACCACCGTAGCGATGGACGGCTGAGCCTTGTAAAGAGCCCCATACGTCGCTGTAATCCCAGACAACGACATCCCATTAGCCGAATAGAAGTACCCGTTCGACAGGGAAGGGACAGTCTCACCAAGAGCCTGCGGGGCGAACCCCAAAGCCTTACCACCAGAAACGATCACGGCCTACCCCCAGGATTCTGCATGTAAGCGACCTTGTCGCGAGGCAGGTACAAATCACCATCAACCGAAACGGTCTCCGTATCACTGACAGCCGACGCGCCGACCAGCTTCACACTGTTATCATCACAATCCGCCAGCAACCCATCGAAGGTTTCCCCGGTTGTGAGAGTTACCACGAACCGCTCTAGATGGGCTGCACGCAGCAGTCTGTCCTTGCGGTTCATCGCAACTCCTAAATCGTTAGTAGATCTTCGTCTTCATACTTCGACCGCTTCTTCACAACCGTGCCGTGAACCAGGAACGCCCATGCCGCACCAGTCACAGCCACCAACGGGCTAATGTCCACGGGCGACTTCCCCCGGTCCCACAGCCACGCATCACCAGCCGGCTTAGTCACAGCCACCGAAGCGGCAACGTCCAGGACAGGCTGCCCACGGTGCCGGATCAACGGTTTATCACCCGGGGTGTCAGAGGACTCATCCAAGCCCCGCACACGGTCATAGAACATGCCCGTACCGCGCCCAAGGTCTGAGCCAGCCCATGGGATGACGTTCAGGCCGTCGATGGTTTCCAACTCAGAGACGAGCGACGAAGCCGGCGCACCGTTCTGCTGAACAGTCACACCAAACAAGTCGTCAAGCTTCGCGCGCTCCTCAAACCACGGCTTCACCCACGCAGTACCCGAACGAGACGCCACAACCTCCACATGCAACAGGCCATCCTCACGGAATCCCGCCACACCGATATGAGCCGTCGAACGATCCCACGAAACATCCACACAGAACACGTACTTGCCTGCGATGGACGAACCAGGATCCTTCGCGGCCTCCCATGAACCCTCAGGGAAAGGCCCGTCAGCCGTCGTGTCCAGCCATTGGCACAAACACTCGGTACGGAAGATCCCCTCAGGGTCAGTACGCGCCGCGGAAGCAATAGCCTTCTCCGTCAGCGTGTACCCGAGGGACGGGTTAGCCTCAGCCCAGCCGTCACGATCCCAGATAGACACGCCCGGACGCGCGGACCACTCGAATATCCCGAGCGAATCGCCGTCCTCGGCATCATCACCTTCGGGATCCGCAATCAGGCCCACATCATCTAGGCCATCAGGATTACCCAACGCCGTGTGCGCCAGCTTGCGGAGGAACCGCAGAACAATAGACGCGGCGTCACCAGCGTTGCTAGCCGCCCACACCTGAGCGTAAAACCGGGCCAGCGTTGTCTTACTGACAGCAGACCAGGAATCCCAGTTCGTGTGCTCACGCAACTCATCCATAAGGACCAGATCGCCCGAGAGCCCGCGGCCACCCTTGCGGTTCGCCGCAGCAACCTTGTACCGCTCACCCGACTCAAGCTCCAACGCCTTCTTGCCGTTAGTCTTGTTAACCTTCGAGATTTCCTCAGCCAACTCCGGCACACCCTCAGCCAGTTCAACCGCACCCTGCCACTGCTCCTCAGCAATGTCCAGGTTCTGCGCCGTACCGATTATGAGCTTCGCAGCGTCAACATACATGCGCCACAGGCTGAGGACCTGCATCAGCGTGGACTTGCCGTTCTGCCGAGCAACCAGGAGGATGACCGTGCGGAACCTGTAAGACCCGTCATCAAGAACCTCGAGCGCATGGATCAGCAACCACTTCTGCCACGGCAAAAGCGTCACACCAAGCACATCCTCAGCGAACTGAATGCACTCAAAACCCTTGCTAGTCTCCGGCGTTAGTTCCCGCAGCGGAGGAGTGTAAATCCGCGGAACCTCAGACCCGTAACGCTTAGCCCGTTCCTTCGGCGGTGTCATTCTTACCGCCTCTCAGCGCACGTAGCGTGGCAAGCTTGCCCTTCTGTTCAGACGCGCCGATCTCCACACCACGCGACTCGGGCGTCAGCTTCAAAGCCGCGCAAAACTTCAGATAAGTCGGAAGGGTTACGTTGTCCTTCTCCGGATCCGCCGTACCAATCCGCACCGCCAGGGCACGCAGCGCAGCGACCGCACCAGCGTCTAGGTCAGTCAGGTGGGTGGCAGCTTTGATAGACCGCTCAGTAGCCTCCACAACGCTCTCAGGGTTCACGCGGCATCCTTGAATGTCCGGCGCCAGTAGTCATCCGCCCACGCCTTGTCCTCGGTCGATACATCCTCGTGGTCCATGCAGATGATGGAATCCCAGCGAGCAGCCTCAGCCTGCTGGATTGCCCGTGCGTCCTTCTCCGCTTGCAGAAAAGCTGCCCGCAGACCAGGCTTCCGCGTGGCCATACGTTTAGGCTCTCTATGGTCGCGCTTGCTCACGGCAACTCCCATTCTGACTAGGGGGTAAATATTCGATGCCCCCCCTATAGCTCAGGGAGGGGGAGTTCAC